AGAAAAACTACCTAGTAATCTAGTAGCAACTAGTGTATACTGGATGTATATGAATTAACAATAGGGGCCTTACAAAGCTCGGGCAAGGGATAAAGGGATTAAATATCACAAAATCCACAAGCATTTATTAGATTGATGTGTGCAATCCCTCCCTGCCAGTTTATTATGGAGACTTTATGGAACTACTGAACAATATTTTTTTATTCCCTTACGATGTCTTTATGTTTATGATTAAATATGTCGTTGCAGCTCTTGGTTGGGCTGGAATATTTGTCTGTATACATTATCTATGGACGAGTGCCGATATCTCATACTTAAAATTTCGTAACCCTTTCTATCGTGACTAAATAGTTATATGGATTTATATCTTATACATTTTATTTTCATTGTGACGATGTCAAGTGTGTCGTTCTTATGGGGCGAATACACAGGCTATAGGAAAGGACAAACAGAAATGCTTATCGATTTGATACAGAAAAAACTTGTCACAGAAAATCAACTAAGAAAAAAATATAATATCGACCAATAACACTTAGGACAATTTATATTATGAAGAAGTTGAAAGAACAATTCAGAAAAGCCACAACAGTTCTCGGAGTAAACACCTCACACGATACAGCCGTTGCCGTCTTAGAAGATGGTGTATTGGTTGATGTCTTTGAAGAAGAGAGGAGTCGCAGAGAGAAATACTGGTCACCCATAGACGAATTGGTTCCTGATTTACACGACAACAGGACATTAAGAAACAGTGAATACGATGAATTTGGTTTGTTATGCATTGACCACAAACAACTCCATGAACCAGACTATCTGGCGTTCGCCAGTTTCGATAGGAGACAATTAAACATTGGTATAAAGGATAGAGTAAAGAAAGATAGACTCTTGCAAGGAGAGATGATTAAAGACTTCTCCTCGCAACAATTAAGTATGACTAGACTCGAAGAAATTAAAAAGAAATATCCAAATGTTATAACAGACTTCGAAATGATTACTTCATTGGCCAACTCAGAACACATGGGTCAAGACGACCTAGTCAACGATGCGATTGCACGCCAAGTCAATGTTAAACAGTTTGACTTCAAACAAGAACATCATTACTTCCATGCCGTATGTGGTTCGCATTTATCTCCTTACGATGAGTGTATTGTTATCACATGGGACGGTGGAGGTTTTCAATCACACTTCGATGAGTGGCCTAACTATCAAGAGATAGAATGTATCTGGCATTACAAAGATGATAAAGTTGTTCCTCTATGGAAAAGATATTCCAATCATCGTGCCGTTCAAGATATTACTATGACATTCTTTGAGAATTGGGGAGAGGATGCATGTCATTGCTATGAAGATGAAACACATATAATCAATGGTGTCGAGTCAGTCTTTACTTCTATGCCTAGTATGGGTATGAACTTTAGTAATATGTCCTATGCACTAGGGTGTGATGACATGGGTCGTGCCGCTGGTAAAGTTATGGGTATGGCATCATACGGAAGAGTCGTAGACAATGTGTGGACTAAACACACGACAGCCAACAGACTAGAACACGATTCACTTGCACATGCCACAACAGTTATTCAGAAGGCAGTAGACTTAGTTCCAGATTGCAAGAACATTGTTTTATCTGGAGGGTATTCTTTAAACTGCACCAACAACTACAAATATTTACAAGCGTTCCCCGAACATCAATTCTTTGTTGACCCTATACCACACGATGGTGGAACTGCCGTAGGGTGTGCATTAGATTACTGGAGAGATATCAATGCTGACGACTAATATAGTAAGAGACCAAGAAATATGTCTCGAAGAGATAATAGATAATAAACAGATTGTTGCAATCTATCAAAATTATTCCGAATGGGGTCCAAGGGCATTAGGGAATCGTTCTATATTATTTGACCCAAGAAACCCAAACGCCAAGAACATTGTTAATTCAGTTAAGAAGAGAGAGGCCTATAGACCTTTCGCTTGCACAATTATGGCTGAATACGCACACGACTATTTTGAGATGCTACAACTACCTGACTCTCCATGGATGTCATTTGCAATTCAATGTAAAGAACAAGCACATAAAGATATACCGAGTCTCGTTCATGCAGACAATACATGTCGTATGCAGACAGTGACAGAAGAACAGAATAAAAATTATTATAATTTAATTAAAGGGTTCTACGAGAAGACAGGTGTTCCAATATTATTTAATACATCATTTAATTTAGGTGGTGAATCAATTGTTGAAAATATATTTGATGCGATTGATACATGCAACCGTTCTATGATTAATCATCTGTATATTCCAGAAGACCAAGAAATTGGAATCCCTTATGACTGTATAAGAGACAAGACAAAATATCTTCCGGAGTTTCAGAAAGATAAATAACCATATGGTAGAAGTCACGGACAACGCAATTACAAAACTAATAGAACGCAATGTTGAAAAGATACGATTGGGTGTCACTGGTGGTGGGTGTGCAGGATATGAATACATCTTTGCAGAAGATATTTTAAGACCAGGAGACGAAGTCACAGACTACGGTCAGTTTTCGTTTCTAGTCGATGAGGTGTCACGACCTTACTTTCAAGGTGTGACTATCGATTATGTTATAGAAGGATTAAATGAATTTTTTAAAATTATTAATCCAAATGAAACTACATCCTGTGGATGTGGAGTGAGTGTGAATTTTAATGAAGACATCATCAGCGAAAGCTAAAGGAAGAAACCTACAGAAGTGGGTAGTATCTAAACTAGTAGAACACCTACAGTTGGATCCAGACGACTTAGAATCTAGACCTATGGGTTCATCTGGCGAAGATGTTATCATGGGTGTTCAATCAAGGGAAGTCTTTCCCTATTCAGTCGAATGTAAAAATCAAGAGAAGGTTAATGTATGGGCAGCCTACGAGCAGTCTGAAGCCAACTGTGGCAAACATGAACCCTTAGTCGTAATTAAAAAGAATCATAAGAAACCTTTAGTCGTAGTCGATGCAGATTACTTTATTAGATTACACGAGTCAGCTGACTGGCGTAAAGGAACACTTTGGGAGAAGAAATAATGGCTATAACATGCAAGAATAAAAATAAGGATTTTAAAAAGAAAAGAATCCATCATGCAAGACATATAGAAACTGAGCGTCTTAAAAGAGAAGCGAAAGAGAAAAGAGATGGATTGGGATAATAAAAACGAGAATCCAGTTCTCTTCCCTTTTGGACCTCCAGTTTATATTGACCATGTTCCAGAAGAAGCTGTAGTAGAACTCGATAATCTTATCGAAGAACATGGTGGCAAAATAGAATTTGATGCCAGTGGTTTACTTGCAGGACGAATAGAAAAACAAACAGACTTGTCATCATTAATATCAAAAGACTTAGAAGAACACATCATAAAACATTGTATTAGATTTAATGAAGTTCTAGGCAGTAGAGAAAGCAATATGGAAATGGCAGGCATATGGTCCAACATTCAAGAAGCCAGAGAATATAATCCACCTCATATGCACACTGGTAATTTTTCTTTTGTAATTTATTGTAGAAATGATTTAGAAAAATTTAGTATGGAACATATACAAGATAACAAATACGATGCACCTCACCAAGATACAAACAACAACACTAATCAAAATAGAAAACTTGCAGGCCTAATAGAATTACAATACGGTGAACCCAATTGGATGAATTGGAATAATTATAACCATGTTCCAAAAAGAAGAGACATTATTATATTCCCTTCTTGGTTAAGACATACAGTGTATGCACACTACGAAGAGAATTGTGTTCGTGTGAGTGTCGCAGGTAATGTGAATATAGTTGGATAAACCACCTAGACTTATTAACAATAATATAGTACCATAGTATTATGATTTTAATTGACTTTACTCAAACTATTATTGCAGGCCTGATGGCACAACTTAAAAGTAATGATGGTGAAATAAATGAGAACATGCTTAGGCATATGATTCTAAATTCATGTAGAAACTATCAGAAAAGATATGGACCAGATTACGGCCAGATAGTTCTTTGCACTGATGCATCTAATCCTTGGCGTAGAGATTTCTTTCCTTTATATAAAGCGAATAGAAAGAAGTCAAGAGAAGCAGATGACAGAGATTGGAAGTTAATCTTCGACACTTTACATAAAGTTAAAATGGAGATTAAAGATAACTTCCCATACAAATATATGTATGTGGAAGAATGTGAGGCAGATGATATTATCGCAGTGTTAGTTAAACATGCACCTGAGGGTGAAGATATATTAATTGTTTCTGGTGATAAAGACTTCCAACAGTTGCACAAGTATGATAATGTGAGACAGTGGTCTCCTAATTTGAACAAGATGATTGATTGTCCAGATGCAGATATGTTTTTAAAAGAACATATACTCAAGGGAGATAAGTCTGATGGTGTGCCTAATATATTATCTAACGATGATTGTTTAGATGCAGGCATTAGACAAACGCCATTACGCAAACCAATTCTAGAGAAGTATCTCAGGATTAGTATTGAAAATGACGATAAATACTATAGGAACTATCTAAGAAATCAAACATTAATTGATTTCGAAATGATACCAGAAAGAATAAATGATGCAATTCTTAGTGAATATCAAAGCGTAGAACCAGTCAGAGGTAAAGTCTTCGACTACTTACGCACACAAAGATTGAATCAACTATTAGATAACATCGGAGATTTTTCGTTATGACCGAAGAAAAGAAAAGGGGAAGAGGTCGTCCAAAGGGCGCCCCAAATAAACCTAAGATGGAACTTATTCAAGAAAGAGTAAGACTTCCTAAAAATGCAGATGTCTATGAGATACTTTGCCAAGCAGATTTAGTTGCACCAGAGAGTGAGGATAATGCCATTAATGGACTTATGACATTCGCTGAGACTAATGGCGCTATAGAAAAAGTATTGATGTGGGCATTCAGCGACAGAATTACTTCTAAACTACCAGAAGGTAAAACGCCTTACAAACCTAACGATGCACCTGCATCAGATTTATCTGAGACTGCATTGAGATTTGAGTTTAGAAAGTTTAAATACTTTTGCACTAATGAGATTCCACAAGTTCGAAGAGAAACTATGTGGATTGAATTGTTAGAAGGCATACCTGCCAAAGAGGCAGAGTTAATGGAACTAGTCAAAGATAAAGTTTGGCCGTTCAAAAACATCACTAAGGAAATTGCTCAAAAGGCCTTTCCTAATGTGCAATTTTAGATAAATATAAATGTCCGCAGAGACTATAGATATAGATTTAGGGAAGTATGAAGACTTCCGATATACATACTTCTAGTCGAGTCGGACTCCATGGAGTTATAAATTATGGCAAATGAACCAACATTCGCAAAGCAACAGGTGACTGAGGAAACTCTTTCCGAGTCCGATAGAATTCGTCAACGGATTCAAAATTACAAAGCACAACTATCACCGAACGCATTGTCGGTCATAGAAGTTATGCTTAATCAACAACTCACTAGTGGTTTAATTAAACCAGGTGATTTAGATGCACTCATACTTCTTAGAGATGATGTAAACAAAGCATCAATCGATTACAAAACGCAATTAGATAATGCACAACGCAGATTATCTGAACTCGCAGAAACAGAAGCTGCCGAGAAAGTTGCCGCTGAAGAAGCTAAAATGCAAGACCTTGTAGATTCAAGAGATGCAGAAAGAAGTAGAAGAAAAGGTGTCGAAGATAGAATGGCACAAATGGAAGCTGTTCTCGCATCGCATGGTATATCTATGGACTTAAATCAAGATGGTGTTATTGGTCTTAAAGAAGGACAAGAGGCATCAGAACTTACTGATGAAGAACAAGAACAAGTAGATGATATGATTGAAGTAGAGAAAGATAACATAACATCTAAACCTTCTCGTGCATTCCAAATGGCACGAATGATGAATCCACAAGCAAAAGAAAACGATTGGACAGAACCAATGATAGAAAGTGGAATCAATACTGCACCTGAACCTTCTGTAAGTGATGAACAAATGGCAGCCGCCAATGAAATCGCTGAACAAGATGAAGTAGGGTATGATGCAAATGGTTCTCCAACAACAGAGTCAAATATTGTTGCACCACAATCTGAAACTACAAGCACCATATATAAAGATACACATGCATGGGCAGACAACGAAGAAAAGGAAAGAAAGTCTTTTCAAGAGTGGACAGAAGAACAACAAGAACTTGAATTAGAAATTCCAGAAGATGCCAAAGGCACAGAAGAGTTTTTAGAAGAAGTTGAGAAAGTAGAAAAGGATGCTAAAAGAACAGACCTTGCAGATGGTGTTTATCTAGAAGAGAGAGAAGTAGAAGAACCTGCACCTGTTCCTTCTGCACCAATTATTAGTAATAGTCAATTACCTACAACAGAAGATATTCCTGGAGATGAAGAGGATGAACCTGAATTTGTATTATCAAGAGATAAAGTAAAAATCATTCCTGAAATACCAGAAGAACAAGAAGAAGAGTTTGAAGAAATAACTATACCTTCTGAATCAGATTTAAAGGCAATGACAAAGAAAGCAATCGCTGAACAAGCCAATGTTTTAGACTTTGATGTTCCTACAACTTTAACTAAACCAAAAATGATTGAAAGTTTCTTACAACAAACAGAAGACTTTATTTCTGGTCTACAGGAGAGTGGTGAGTTTGTAAGTGCTACATCATCGGAAGATGAAGATGACGATACCGATAATAACCAAGACGGCGGTTACTTCTAATATAACCGTATCAAGAATTTCTAAGGATAGCTTAAGTCCAATATACGAGAACATACTAGATGATAGTTGGTATCGTGTGGACTTAAGTCCTGAGTTGTCTACAATTCTAGGCACAAGATACTTAGAAAACAATCCATACAAGACTATCAAAGTCTATGAACTTAAAGAAGGATTCTCCTTCATGTTATCATTAGAACCAATGATTGCACCTCAACTATTTGAGAGTGAGTTATATTGGAGAAAGATAAATCAAAACCCTAGAGCAACAGAGTTCGACATTGATGAAGACGGCCAGTGGTTTATGATACCAGGCAATTTAATCGAAGAGGGAGAATATGAAGCTCATGTGGTCTTAGATAAAGACGATATTCCTAGACACCTGGTTTGCCATGTCTCGTAATATTCCTGTCACAGCAGTTGACCAATTTGATTTTTTAGAACATCGTAAAGAACAAGAGAAGAAACATTGGGCTAAGAAGAATCTATTAAACCCCTTAGACTCTATTCTTACAGTTGAGATTAACACCACTGAGTTATGTAATAGAACTTGTGTGTTTTGTCCTAGAAATGATCCAGAAGTTTATCCAAATAGAAACTTACACTTAACTGTTAAGGGTGCAAAGATAATCGCAGAAGAGTTGAGTAATCATTCTTTCATCGGCAAGATATCGTTTAGTGGTTTCGGAGAGAACTTACTCAACCCACACTTCATACAAATAGTAAAAGAGTTTAGATTCAATTGTCCACAAGCAACAATAGAGTGTAATACGAATGGTGATAAACTAGATGAGAATTACATACAAGGATTGTATAGGGCAGGTTTAGATTTACTATACATTAATCTCTATGACGGCATAGAACAAATGGAACACTTCGAGAGTATGTTGACTAACATAAGAGAAGACCAATACAAGTTTCGTATGCATTGGGGCGACTTCGAGAAACATGGTTTGATATTAAACAATCGTAGTGGTGTTATGGATTGGGTAGGCATAGAAGACTCAGACATAGAATCACTTAGAGGTAAACCATGTCACTATCCTTTTTATAAAATGTTTGTAGATTGGAATGGTGATGTATTGTTCTGTTCTAATGATTGGGGTAAAGAACATGTTGTGGGCAATCTTATGCAATCCACATTGCACGAGGTTTGGTTTAGTAAACCAATGAATAAGATTAGAAAGAGATTGATTAAGGGTGATAGAAGTCATTCGCCATGCAACAAGTGTAGTGTAGATGGTTCACTGTTTGGTAAACCATCGTTTGATTTGATTAAAGATTATTATGATAAATAAGAATCATCATACTTCTTATAAAGAGTTTTTTTCTCCTATAGAATGTGAACGATTATCAGCACTTGCTATAGTTGAAGAACCTAGAGTTATGGCAATCGATAATCCATATGGAACAACCTACGAAGGATTAACTGCTCAACACCAAGTCTATAATTGGTTATCTCATCCAGCAATTCAAGTTCTTAGCATACCACAACGCCTTTTTAAATTGCCTGATTTCGAAAACAGTAATCATATTGCGATACAATGTTGGATGAATATCTTAAGACAAGAACAAAGAATACCACAACACTCACACGGAAATGAAGAGACTCCTTTCTATGCAATCAATATATTCATCTCAGGTAATACGACTACTGGAACACGATACGAGGATATAGGTTATAGTCCAAATGAAGTGGGAGAAATTCATGTATGTTCAAACCATATGGAACATTCAGTCCCTTCTCAGTTGTTTCGAGAACCACGAATTAGTATGGCGATGGATGTTTGGATTGATGATGAGAGTGTAGAAGAAATTACAAGAGACTTAGATAATGCTGAGAATCGTATTATAGAATTCTGGAGATGAAATGAAAGTAGCAATAACAGGAACTAGTGGTCTTGCAAAGAACATAAAAGATACCTTAGAAGGAACACAATATAAGGGTGCGTGGATAGAAGTCATAACACCTAGAGTAGAAGACATTGTCAACAGTGGTTCTGATTGGCCTGGTTTTAAAGAAGTAGATGTTCTTATTAACTTTGCACACAAGGGGTTTGACCAAACTAAAATTCTAGAGATAGCTCATTGTGCATGGGAGTTTGATGATAGTAAATTCATTATTAACTTCTCATCTCGTGCATCTCAACCAAACATATCTAAAGGATATCTCTATGCATCTCAGAAAGCATCTCTAAATCATTTAAGTAATAACTTAACATACAACTCAGATAAGAAATATAAACTCACCACACTTAATCTAGGTTTGTTAAACCACAATGAATTGCCTAGTCTCACTTGGCAAGATATCAGTGGATTGATTTATAGATTGATTACTAATTATCCTAGTATAGAGATACCAGAGATAACTATTCAAGCACATGCAAACTATAGTGGAGTTCAGAACCATAAAAAAGTTCTAAAGTATAGAGCAGAGAAAGAAGAGAATAGAATAAAAGAAGAATACGAGTATTGGCAGGAAGACTAAATATAAACATGGAAAAAGAAACAAGAAAACCATTTACACCAGACCATACCTATAATGAGTCCTCAGTTCCACAATCTGAGCAGAAGTTTAGGGGTTGGCATTGGGACCACATATCAAAAGAATTCTATCGCTGGGATAACTTCCCTAGATTAACTAAATAGTCCTATGGCAGATATAGATTACAACGATTTTGGTTTCACAGCTATGGATGCAGATGAACTCGCATCTGTAGACACAAAGATTGTAGAAAAAACAACAACCGCAACAGAAGTTATTAATAAACTTGATAACTTCATCAGACCACTTTTAGAGAATCTTGCTAAGGATTCAGACAAGGATTACATCTACTGGCCCAACAGATTAGATATACTTACCAAGAAACTAAAAGAATTAGACGACCTACAAAAAGAATTATAAAACCACTTGATTCCAGGTATAACTTTTTAGTATACTGTATACTAAAATAATAATACAAGGAGTATTAAAGTGCAAGAAATAAAACAATTTTCATATTATGGAGATAGCCCAGCTGTCAAGAAGATAGTTAAAATGGGTAGGGAATTAATAACTTTATGTGAGAAGAACGAGTTATATCCCAAAGATGACTTGTTATGGAACGCCGCTGTGACCGCAGGTAATAAGATGGTCACCGCAGGAACACCATGGACAAGATTCAAAGATGCCAATAGTTTAAGTGAATTAGAGAAGAAAGCAGTGCTAGGATATCTCAAATTAAATGAACGAAAGGGTTGACAATAGGCCTCACTTTTTAGTACCATGGATACATGATGAGAATACTAATTAAAGGAGACAAAGTATGAAAAATCTAATAAGTTCGATTAATGCCATTGACAACATGGCTGACTTAAATGTTGTCATAGATGTGATTAAATCCAAACAAAAATCACTAAGGGCGTCAAGAAACGCAGTTGCAAAAGCTGGGTTCTCAATTGGCGATACAGTCAATGTTGATTCCAGAAAAGGGAATCTTGTTGGCGTAATTACTAAAATCAATAGAACAAGAGCGATTGTTGATATCAACGATTCAAAATACAGTGTTCCATTTTCAATAATGAGGGCTGCATAATGAACGACAAATTATTAACATTAGTTAAAAACCTTTGTGATGAACTCACATTTATGCATAACGATAGATGGCAACATGGCAAAGACGCTGGTGCTCACTATGATTTCAAAGTGGGTCAAAAATATATCAAAGTAATTTCATATGACAACGCCGCTAAAGGTGGTGCTTCAGTATGGGGTTTCATTAACATTGCCGAATTCAAAAAAGGTCTTGCAGGAATCACTTTCTTAGAAGGTGATGTTCTTAAGGCTTCTGGTTGGGCAACTCCTGCCTTGAATAGACCGAGAGGAAATCTCTTCGATGGTTATGCTGATAACCTAGACGACAGGAACATATACGGTCCTGGTTATATCTCAGGATATTCCGCAGGTGGAAAAAGAAATGGGAGGTTTGTATAATGGCACAAACAATACAATTTATACCTTGCACTGAGACAAGTGCAGGTGGTTCATTAAAAGGAAACATCTTTGCTACTTACCATGAATTAGAAACAATGTTCGGTGAACCTGCCTTTGAAGGCAAGGGTGATAAAATCACAACTGAGTTCTGCATTGACTACGAAGTCAATGACGATGAAGAAGGTTTCGACACTGGCACATTCGCTCTTTATGACTGGCATTATGCAAGAAACTTTGGTGATGATTTTGAAAAGATAACATGGAATGTTGGCGGGAAGAATTTCAACGATTCTCTTGCTGCTGATTTGGCAATGAAACTTTTCTCTAAATCTGGAGAAAGTCTTGTGTTTGCAAAATGGCATGATGTTCCAGAAGAAGACGAGTTGTTCTTATGAGTGGCGAACTGTTAAAGGCACATCACGAAATCTTATCAGATACTAGTGATGGTAAACTCACACCAGAAGAAGTTTACAACTTAGAACACTATGGTGTAAAACATCCAAGTGAGTTAAGAGATGCCGAAGATTGGGAAAACTTACCAGAAGGCGAATGTATTTGTGGTGAGGTTAATTGTAAAGATGAATATGTCCATTGGACATCAGGATGGTAATATGAAGATAAATAAATTTCAACATTTAATAGATGATATGGAACTCTTTTTCGATGAGTTAAACTATTTGAGAGAGAGTGGAGAAATGAATATGTTTGGCGCTCCTCGTTGGTTGAGAGATAACTACGAACTAAGTCGAGATGAAGCACAACATGTTTTTGATAAATGGACAAAACAAATAAATTTTAATGCAATATCTTTCGAGGGATAAAATATGAACGATAAGTTTAAAGCATTTCTTACAGGTATGGCATTTGGTTTCTTTTTAGGAATACTTCTATTATTACCTGCAAAAGTTTTTGCAAGTGACCCGAACGGTGACGAATATTGCCTCGCACAAAACATTTATTTTGAGGCAGGTAATCAACCACTCGCAGGAAAGATTGCAGTATCACAAGTAGTTCTTAATAGATTAGAACATAATTCATATCCAGGAACAGTTTGTGGTGTAATATACGATGCAAAGTATGTTGAGAATTGGAGAGGTAACATGGTGCCTAGGAGAAACAAATGTCAATTCAGTTGGTTCTGTGACGGTAAATCAGATGAACCTTTAGACACTAAGACTTGGATGGAATCATTAGTTATTGCAAGAGATGTTATGGACGGTTTTTATGGAGACATAACCGAAGGTGCAACTCACTATCATTCAACAACAGTCAATCCATATTGGGCAGATTCGTTAAACGAAACTGTAGTTATTAATGACCATATATTTTACAAATGAATAAAGATATTGAGAAAGAGATTCGACTCTTAAAAATGAAAGCAGAATGGAACCGTGAAGGAAATTTAGAGTATGAGAAAAGAAGAGCTGATAAAGCTAATAGAAAGTCTTCCGTGTGAAGATAAATCAGGCGATATAAAGGCAGAAGTCTTTGACGCTAATGGTGGTAAGTTTGAAACCGATAGTATCAGATTAGATATGGATGGTGGTAGACTTATTGTTTGTCAAATGAATAGTCCTTGTTATGATACAAATAAGAAGAATTGGGAAACGGAGTTATCTTATGTCAAACGAGTTTAGAGAATTTTTAGAGAACACAAACTATATCAATGGTGGTGTTCAACATCGATATCGTTTTAAGAACGAGTATGGTGCAAGTGTTGTTAAACATGATTTCAGTTATGGTGGTAAAGATGGTCTTTGGGAAATCGCAGTATTAGATTATACAGATGATGATACTGGTGAGATAACTTATCATACACCTATTACTCAAGATGTTATTGGATACCTTGCATGGAATAATGTTGAGAAGATTCTTACAGAAATAAGAGACCTAGAATCACCATAAATAGTAATATGAGGTTATTAGTTGCAAACTATGGAGATGTCCAAATCTGGTCAGATAGACCTTTTGGTTATAAGAGATATCATGTCGAATGGAAAGTTGACGGTAGTAAACAAATGTATAGTGGTCTTTGGTATAGTAAAGATAAAGTTATTGAGATAGTTGAAGACAACTTACCAGATCCAGATGCTTAGTCTACATGAATTGCTGAGTTATATTGGTTCGTATTTAAGGAATGTAAATGCCAACATATGAGTTTTTGAATAAAGAGACAGGAGAGTTTGAAGAACACTTTATGTCTCATACTAAGTTAGATGAGTTTAAGGAAAACAATCCTCAACTAAGACAACAAGTTTCTGCACCCAACATCGTGGGTGGAACTGGCGACAGAGTTAAACCCGATGAAGGCTTCAAAGAAGTATTATCAAAAATCGGTTCTAAGTTTCCTGGTTCAGATGTCGATAGAAAGTATAACAAGGTTGGTGTTAAAGAACAACAAACCAGAGATGTTATCAAAAAACATATTGCAATTCAGAACAAAACCAAGTAAAATGGACCTATGACAAAAGTGAAAACCACCCTATTAGAATTACACGAACTTGAAGACATACAATTAGATACTATATCAGAAAACGGTAATAGATACTACACCGACTCAACCAAGACAATAAAATATCCTAGTGTCACCACAGTGACAGGCCTACATAGTCGTAAACATATTAAGTTATGGAAAGAACGAGTAGGTGAAGAGGAAGCAAACAAGATAACTAAACAAGCCACAACAAGAGGCACCTTATTTCATCAACACATTGAAGACTATCTAAGAAAGGAAAAAGAATACATTGAGTTTGAGAACATTCTACAAGAAGGAATGTTTAAGGCTGTTCAACCAGTTCTCGATGAAATCATTCCTA